GACGATCTGCGCGGCCTGCACCGCGCCTGAGCGGGTTTGCGCCAGGAAGATGATCGTCTGATCGACGTGCGCGCGGGAGAAGATCGCGGCCAAGCCATACTCACTCACCGCCGACAGCAAGGGGGCGAAGGGCTGCGGCGTGTTGCCGACATTCTGCCAGAACTCCGTGTGGTACTGCCCAAACGGGATTAGGTTCCCCAACACGCTATCGACCGCGACGATGTTATCCGAGTACGCCGAAGCGCTCGCAAAGGCCAGGGCATTCCACGTCGAGCCGTCGTTGAAGTTGGAGACCCAAAACTGTTGTGTGCCTGGCTGTTCGGCCACAAAAAAGTCCGAGCAAAACGTGATAGTTTTCGCTCCCGTGGCGGGAAAACTCGCGATGACCGTGGCATTCAAGGTGGTCGAAAACGTGACCAAATAGCCTTGCCGACCGTCCACGATGACCATCTGGCCGGGGCGGTAGGCCATCGAGACTAACCCCGCGCTGGTCTGCAACACCGCAGGAGTAAAGATCAAATTCTGCGTGTTAGGCACTTGCGAGATGATCTGGTCCCCCACCACGAAAAAGAGGCCATTGATGCTCGAGTTGACCAGCGTCGTCCCTAAAATACCTCGCGCGGGTCCCTGAAAGCCGTTGAAGGTCAACGCGGTATTGATGCTCCCTGTGCTGGTGCTTTGCTGATAACCGTAGTAGGCCCGGGCTCCGATGCCTGGCGAGAAACTTGTGTAGAGCCCCGCGGTGATCAAAATCGTGCCAAAAGACCCGCCGGTGAAGGTCACACTATAGGCAGATCCCGCCACCAATCGAAGAGGGCCCGTGGTCCAAATCCAAAACGCGATGCCGTTCGAGTACTGATAGTTCGCCGCGGCCGAGGTCAGGATCACCCCCAACACCTGGAGAGAGCTGAACGCCGCTTGCCCTGGGTTCGTCGCGGAGGCGACCGAGAACACGGAGTCCGAATACACCCCGCCCACGTACTGGTCGAGGAGGCTTGAAACCGTCTGCGTAGCAGGCGCCGTGGGCGTGCTCGAGGAGCCGTAGTTGAGGTACGGTACGAGGCCCGGCGTGCCGTAAATGACCACCTTCGCCTTATCCTGATCGGGCCGGTTCTCGTAGTAGCAGTTCAAGCGCCGTTGAGCCGTAACCACCAGGCTCTTATGCTTAGTCGAACCGCCGAATAACGACAGGATTTTCATGAGTCATACGGACTTCCAGCATGGGGCTGGAAGTAAAACGAAGTCGTTTCCGCATCCTGCTCCTTCGCCATGGCCATCGCTTCCTTGTAATTGGTGTCCATATCTTGGGTCCACACCGCATCGAACATGCCGCAAATCTCGCGCGATAGAGCCCAGCACAAGGGCCGATACCATGCTTGCGGATACTCGGGGTTATCCCCCGGATTGTCGAAATCCTGCGAGGCTTCCAAAAACACAAGGTGCAAGTGCTTGGTGACATCCTGCGCGCCGCCGCAGTCGATGTAGAGCCGCCCGCCGCCGATGTTGGGCTGTGTGCCGATCTGCGCCTCGTAGTACACCGCGGAAGGGTCGGAGGTGTTCTGCGGGTCGGTTTTATTCGGTAGCTGCTCGTAATCCTCGAGCGTCATAAAGTCTAAGGGCGTGTCGTTCGAGTATACGTCCCGCAGAATCGCTGTAACGACATTCAGCGGCCTTTGAGCCTTGGTCGTATAGTTGAACACGTAGGCGTTGCTCATCGCCTGGCCGGCGAGGGGAGCGGCAAGATTCACGATCCCCACGCCCGTCATTTGTTCGGTGCTCGTCACCGTGGTCCAGAATAGATCACTGCCGTTCGTGCCCGCCGAGGGCTGATACTGGATGCCGATATAGTCCCCGGGGTTGATATTGGTGACCGAAAGCACTTGAACGAATTGCTGGCCGGCGGGTGCGATCGCCGTCAACTGGTTCGTATTGTAGAGGTAGGGGAAGGACAGGCCCGTAGTCCCCGCCGCCCAGTTATCGCCCGAGGGACCTAACTGATAGCAGTACTTGGAGAGCCCTAAAAAGAGCTCCCCGCGCTTTCGCTTCCACATCTTCAATCCCGGGGCGAAGTCCATCTTGCCCATGAGCTGCTTGACGATCATGTTGAGCTTTCTCAAGCAATCGTTGTATTCCTGGGCGGTCGCCACTTCCGCTTCCCCAATCGCACCGACATTCAACATCGCCTCGCGCACAATGTCGGTCGCTTGAACGGAGAACGAATACGTGCCGGACGTTGCCACCTAAGCCACTTCGCGCTCTTTCAGTGCGTCCTTGACGGTGTGCCAGATGACCCGATACGCCTGCTCGAAGCTGATGTCCGCCTGACACTGGGCCACGCTGTGCTCCGTCTTTTTGCAGTGATTCCAGTTGTAGTGCAGCTGATGGCAGGCGGGTGCTTCATTATCTCCACGCCCCGGACACACGGTGTGGTGGCTATAGAGCGAGTGCGTATTGGGCCAGTCGCGCGTCAGGTTGTTCTCGCTCGAGTGCGACAGGAACACCACTTTCGGATAATCGAGATACGCCGCGGCGTTCATCAGTCCGGTTTCAGGCCCGATCGCCATGTTGACGTGCGCCATGAACGCAATCGACTGGCGAATAGACCACTGTCCACAGCGGCGGTGAACTCGTTTTTCCTTCTCCCCGCCCTGCTCCAACAGCTTCGCCGCCTCACCGCCCAAGAACACCACGTCCACCGGAAAGTCGAGCATCAAAGAGGCCACCACGTTGTCGAGGTATAACCAAGTTTTGTGCACCGAGGAGCCCGCAAGCGGCCAAGCAATCAAAAATTCTCCCATCTTCGCCCGCTGTTTTTTCGCCCAAGCGGTCTCCTCCTGGGTGGGGAAGAAGCGCATATGCCGCGGCTCGTTATCGACCCCCGCGATGCTGTGCTGAATGTCCAAATAGTTGTGATCCATCACCGCGTGTCGGGTTTTGGGAGGCCAGTAGTGCAGGGTCCTACCGGGCAGCGCGAGGAAGGAGCCCTCGACAGATTCGCTCAAATTCACCCATTTGTCGTACTTTTTGCGGTGCCAGTCCCAGTAGGAGCCCAATTCGTGATTGGGTACCTGATCCTTGTCCTGCATGTAAAAAGCGTCGATGTTTGGGTCATGGCGCACGACCTCGTCTCCAGGAGGGGAGGTGTAGAGAGTAAGGTGATAACCCTGGGCCTTGAGGCCAGCAAACACCGACGAAGCTTGTAAAAGATCCCCAAAGGCGCCATAGCGCACGATGCCGCAGGTTTTACCCGCGGGCGGCTTTTTCTTCTTCCAACTCTCGTGCTGGCCGGAGCCCACCTTCTGGAACACGAAATAGAGCGAGTATTCGCGCTCTTGATTGCGCTTTTGGAACTCGATCAAGTCCCAGCCACCCGCACCCCGCATGTACTGGATCAGCCGGTCATAGTTCACGTTCCACTTGTGATCCGGGTTGCACCCCTCCGTCCCGACCTTCGGATACTCGTCCTCATCGGGCAGGTACAGAACTAAATAGCCTTTCGGCTTGATGATGCGCATCCACTCTCGGAGCGCACCTGTCACCCGCTCGGGCTCGATGTGCTCGAGTAAATGGGAACTAAAAATGAAATCCATGGAGCCGGAGGCAAAGATCTCCATGCGCTCCGCGGTGTCGACGCGGATATCGCAATTGATGGGATGGCCGAAAAGCCGCTCATCCGTCTTGTTGTCGACCCCAATCCAATGCGGATAGAGCTTTTGCAGGCCGCAGCCGACGTCTAAACCTTTACCCCGGGTATATTCGACTATTTCCCAGCGAATTTTCGATGATTCGTTGCACTGGGGATCTGTTATGCGCCACACGCATTATTTATCCATGTACTCGGCCAGGACCTTGCGCAGTGCCGCCTCTTTGTCGCGCTTCGCGGCAGCTGCTTTTTCCTTGGCGACCCGCGCGGCGGTTTGAACTCGCTCGCGCTCCAACGCTTCCGGGGTGGTCCATTGCTGGACGGGCTTGCCGCCGTGATCGTAGAGGACACCGTCCTGCTCTTGTGCAAACTCGGTCGAGCCGTACACGACCCCGACGGGACGGGTGTGATCGATCTCGCGGCCCTTCAATTCGACTTTGTCCATTCTCGCCCTCCTAGTCCCAGAGTACATTCAGTGCGCCCGCTGTGCCGTTCGTCACGGTCGTGACCGCAACCAGCGCGCCGCGGTAGCGTACACCAATCGAATAGATACCGGCAGCCACGGAGCCCAAGGCCGCGCCGGATGCGACCATCAGCGTATTAGTCGTCACCGCGTTGTTACCCTGCGCCGGGATGATGTCGTAGATATTGACCGCAGGGATTGCGGCCGTAAAGGTGCCCGTGGCAGTGCCAAGGTTCGTGAAATTGACCCCGTACAAGGCCCCAGGAATCGCAACGCCAACGCCTTGGCCTTGGGCGCCCTGGTTCGCGTTGATGGTCGTCGTACCGGCGGTTGCTATCGCGGTGTATTGGGCGTTGAGAAGTGAGGGCGTGACAGGCACATGCTACTCCTGACTTATTCCCTATCCAAGACATTGTTCCTTTCTACATAGCCTTCGACACCATCCACCTTAATCGTGTCATAGAACGCATCGTGATGTTCACGGGTGTACATATCATCGGTGGGTCGCAAAGACTTACGATCGAACCCTTCACGCAAGGATTTCATATTCACGTCTTTGGTGCGATCAGACATGACACCTAAGTCCGAGGCCATCCCCTGGGCCTTGATATCGGCGTGCGCTTGATTCTCAATATCCATGCCGGGAGGCAGATAGTTCATCCGCTCACCCATCGAATGGGACTTGCGGGCAGACTTATCCGACACCCAGCGATGAGTCGCCGGATTCACGAGCGGCTCGTTGACCTGGAACTTCTCTTGAACGATCTTGCTCACGTCCAGCCGTCTCCCGGATACGTGATGCCGCCCGAGTACGTGAGCATCTTCTGCTCGCGGATATCCGCGTTCTCCTGGTCCTCAATATCCATGCCGGGGGGCAGATAATTGAACCTCGCATTGAGCCCTGAAGGCGTGCCCTTCTTCTCCAGATACCCCGTGTCCTTGATGCCGGACTTATCGAGGGACTTGCCGCCAGACTTCGGCAGCACGCCCACGTCCGGGGTCGGTTCGTTCTGCTCCTGCTCTTTCATGCCGGGGAATTTCATCGCCATACAAACTCCTTACGCCGTAACGCTTGCGAGCGGCGCATTTTGGAAGTCTAGGGTCGCCGTGACCTTGGCGGTCGCGTCGGTCCCTGACTGAAAGTAGATCTCCGAATA